CCTCTCAACAAAGAATCTACTAACCTAAAACTACTAACTTGAAAACCATGAATACATAATCCTTAACCTATTTCGCAAACCTCACATATTTCAGATAAGTGAGCTGTGTGTGCGGATTTTTACCAACCGCCTCCATCTTCACGGCTTTGCAGCCCCAGCGAAAAAAAAGGAAGCGGCGTGGAATGCGATGGACCACAATGTCGAGCGTGTCCCGGGCATGAATTTGGCCAATGAAGCTATCAGCTCGCAAACAGCCTGAAAACGATAGCCAAGGGTCACGATATGACAGGCAGGGCAAAGTGTCCGTGCGCCCCGGCACTAGCATAACGACACTATCTCGGACAACAGTGCGAATGGGTGTTTGGGTCTGATAAGCCGCACGCATCATCTCTTCCAGCCGGCGATTGCGTATGCCCAGCACCTGCGCCACGTTCAACAGGGAATCGCCCGCCTTCGATAATTCGCTTACCCTAAGAGTTAACGCCTCGATGGCCAAAGCATTCCGCCCATCCTTGGTGTGCCTGCGTTCCATTCGCACTTGTTCGCCTTTGAGCAGTAAAGCTTGGTTCTGTTTGAGCCGGTTATTCTCGCGCTTCAAGTGGCATGTCCAAGTTAATGCGGATGCTAGTGCCAGCACATGTCCGACCACTAATATTGTTGTAAGTTTGTTCATTATCGACATATCCGGCTTACCATTTTAATCAATCCCACCATCTGCGCGAGATAGCTCGGGGCGGTCGCATACTTGCTCCCTTGACCATCACATATCCGTCTCGCGAACTCAACGGCATCGTGTCGATAAGGCCATGCATCGGCATAACCAGGCTTCTGCAATAGTCGCGTGTGCTCTTGTAGGCATTCCTCCATTGAATCGAAGTCCTTGAAAAGTCGATAGACTGTGTAAAACCAACGGTTACCGGTCTTGCATTTTGCTACGGAAACCACTCGCTCGGGCAAAGCGAACTGCTTGTTGGGCGTGTTAAAATACTCATGCGTAAGCACCAGGACAGTTTTGCCTTTCCAATTCGAACCTTTCGTTATGCCGAAAAGATTAAATCGTCCCACACGGCTCTTTCCCCAGCCACTCTCTAGGATGGCCTGCGCCGTGACGAACTCAGGTGCGATGTCTGTCGCTTTCTTGCTCGCCTCGTATATTTGACGGGCGAAATCAATCTGTTGCTGTGTTGCCATGAGTGTTGTTACTTGGTTTCAGACGTGTATTCGCCCCTATCGTTGAAGTCCTTAAGCCGTTTTACGAATGACGGGGGCAATATCGGATAGATAGCCTGAATGTTCTCGACGCACGAGAATGCCTCGCGCACCATCATAAATACGCAGAGGTAAGTGCCGATCCACTGCGTTGCGCCCACCACGCTGCCCTGTACGGTGTAGTTGGACAAGGCGTTTGAAAGGATGAGCAGCACGATATAGATGGCGATTTTCTTTCCGAACTTAGAAAAAAACGAGTTACTCGACGCATCCTTGTGCAACAGGTGCTTCACAATGCCCAGCACGGTGTCCACGGCCACGGCTACGGCTATCCACTTGGCGAACTCCCAGTCCTGGTACAGGTATCGGGAGAGATCTGCCACGATGGAGAGTGGCAGTGATACTATTGATATCATTGGTAGTCTTTTCATGTTATCTCGGGTATTGTTCACATTGCAAAATTACACTGTTACGCGCGCACTTCAAAGGACCGTTTAAGGACATGCGTGCCTAACGTGTCTGGTGCCGTGGCGTTGAGCATCAGTGTCCAGCCGGAAGCCTTAAGCTCCGATGCCACGAACGGTATAATCTCGGCATGGGCAAGTGAGTCGCGGGAGAGCCAGGTGAGTTCCCCGCGCTCGGCGTCGGCCATCATCCATGCATGGACGGCAGTGAGCAGCTTTAGAGTCCGGTCGGATATGATTACATGCTCCATAGGGTCGGCGTGGTCTGAATACTTCATCGCTACAGTAACGGCCAATCGCTGGGTGCAATGGTATGACCGCCGCCCATCGTCACCGAAATCGAACTCGCCATAATCAACGAAAAGAAAACTGCCCGTCAGTCGTTCAACCAGCGATTTCAATTCGTCAAACGTCTGCCCGTACACGTAGTGGTCAATTTCAGGGACGCGCGCATCGTCAGGAAGCTGTTTAAGTGCGTCCAGCATTTGGGCATATTCAACAAACTCGCTCTTGCCCAGTGTGGCCATTGAGCGTATTCCCCGTTTGTTTGGGAATTTCGCAAAATAAAGGAAGAGGTCGGCAATCATATTATTTCATTTATTACATCAATTGGCAGTCCTGTTTCTGTACTAATCTTAGCCACATCGTAGTCCATGCCATGTAGCGTGCGCACCGATTCAATCGTTTTTTTGCGTAAAATACGGAGGTAGGTAAGCACGTTAAGCCGCTCAACGGCAGTGGCGTTTCCCAGCCCGTCGGCCGATAAGTCGTATAGCGCGTCCGCAGCATCGGTAGTTATGGGATGCGTGGGCTTTTCGTTGAATTTGGTCAATAGCGCAAACTCAGTTCTGGTGAAGAGATAGTTGTTAAACGCCTGAAAGTTCAACGAGATGGCGGCCAGCAACTCTTGTGGCAATTTGGCGAAGGCCGTAGCCAGTGCATGTGCCTTTTCCGAATTGTACGTGTCAGGAAAATAGAGTATGGCGGCCAAAAGTGGCAGCGCATCGGTCCTGCCATTCAACAGGGCGCGCGCCTCGATGTATTGCAGGGCGGTCAATGAGCAAGTTAGACTATTATAGGCCGTATTCACGGTGTAGCCTACATATTTCTTCCCATCCACAAGCACTGCGGGTATCAATTGTGCGCAAAAACAAAGGTCGAGAGCATATTGATAATCCATGCTGCGCAGTTTGCGTGCGATGGGCAACGAAAGCCGGAAGGGGTCCGTATGTTGGCACATCCGCCGCTCGTCAACGGGCAGGTGAGCCAAGATGGCGTCATTGTCGGGATATTTAACACGAAAGATGAACGTCAGCTGTTCAGCTATGCACACCAAGTTTGCAATGGCGTCCTCATTGTGCAGCCGCCGCCAATCGCACCCGATGGCGTCGCAGACATAGCGCACGCCGACCTCCCCAGGCGACAATTCCCCCGCTTGCATTTGTGCGAGATGCGAAACAAGTCGCACAAAAAGTTCCTGCGACAGCCTTTCCCATGAATTAGGGACAGAGATAGCCACACCACGGCATGTCAGTTCAAGAGTTTCTTTCATGGGGCCATCACAATTAAATCCGACGAGTCGTTATACCGTGAATATGAACAAGCGTCCACGGTGCGTTCATCCAACAATAAGTCCGCATCGGCCAGCAGATTGTCCGCTTCCGCTTCAAGCGACGCTGCCAACTTCTCGGCATTGCCATGTTCGTCCGGTCCTTGCCGTGCCGCCTTATTGTCGGCGAAGAGGTTACGTATCGTGGGCGGGAACTCAAGCATGTCAAACCGCCTTAACGCCTTGGCCACCGTCCGCTTCGCCAGGGCGAGACGCAGCATGGGCAACACACTTTCCTTATCCTTGGCCTTAGCGAAGTAAGCGGCTAAGCGTTCATCCAGGCATTCTTTCTGTAGCGGTACAGTTCTAAAGAAAAAGAGATAAGACAGATCGATAGGGTATATCAGGTCGAACTCATCGGCCGAACGTAGCTGGCATTCGTCAAGCAGTCGAGAATACCGCGCACTCTTCCATAGTTTTGCTGGCGAACCTTCCTTAATCTCACCCTGCATCAGTTGTTGGATGATATTGTCCATCGCGGCGAAGTAGTTCTCCATGTAAGCGCGCTGCATGCCCTCTATTTCGTACTTATATACGTCCGTTCCTGCCTTCCGTCGCGCAATTGCGTCAAAAACAAGCTGTGCAGCCAACGTACGGTTTGCAACTGCCGCACGGAGGGCGTCGAGCATGTCGTTTGACCGCTGCTCCACCACTGCCGCATACACAGCGGGCGATATTACCGCCTCTATGCCCTTCTTGGCCGAGCGTGCCGAAGGAAGGTAGTCGGTGATGGCCTTGTTAGTGTCCACACCCGGCGCGTATTCAACGAAAGTGGCCAAGTTACCGAATAGTTCTTCTATGATGTTCATGATTGCTGGTTGTTAAGTCTGTCTTTCGGCGCAACGTCTTCCTGACGTTGGGGAACCTCACGGTAGAAGCCCATCCGCAGGCCGTCCGCATATAACTTCGGAAAGTTCACTTGCAAGGCCCAGTTCAGCGGTTCGCTGCAAATCTCGTCTTCCGGTGTCAGTGACATTATATATATAAGGTAATTGTAGTAGGCGTCGCTGCCCGACTTGCTGATTACCCCTTCTTTGTCGATGGCCGAGATGGAGGCATCAAGCCCCACGCTGGCCAACAGTGCCTGCTCGGCACGTTTGTCGTAAGCAATCAGCGCATCGATGTATTCCTTATACCGTAAGTCCACTGTTTCAATCTTCCATTGCTGCTCATGTCCTTGCGAATCGGTAAACGAAAAGGTGGAGTAGGCCTTGCCCTGGTTGTTCTCTCCGCTAAGGTAACAACTGAACTTGCGCAACTCTTCACGGATGTATTGCACCAGCACGCTCTCGTGCATTTCCGTGCCGATGTCTATTCCGTTGTACGTTATCAGCTCCTGTTTTTTCGCCTTGCGCGTCTTGTTCTCATCGCACAACCGCTGTATCTGGTTGCGCTTGCTCTCGACCCAAGCGTTAGGGATGATGATGTGTATCTTTGCTGCAAGGGAATTCCGCAAGAACGAATTGATATATATCGGCGTCTTATTACTTCCTTGAATGTAGGGGCGAGAACCCTGATGTGTCTCGTTAGTACCGTAGAACTCGTCTATCGACGTTTCCCTATGATGAGAAATGGCGGCAAATTGGTAGTTGTCCACTTCCGACAGGTTGAACTTCGGATATATCTTGTACGAGCCGATGCCGTATGCCCACCTCCCTACGGCCACATGGTGGAAATCAGAGTATTGTATCAGTTCCCGTGCCATGTCCTGGCGTGTGGTGGCCAGTCTGCATTGCGTGTTCTCCATCATTTCAAGACCAGCCACGGGCATCATGCCCAGCCGTTTTCCGCGTGTGAACCGCCACTTGACGAAGAAGTCTCCGAAGTAATAATAGTTGATAATGCACGCCTTGCAGAACTCTTGCACGCTGGCCATCCCGTTGGTCTGCCAAGAGTTTAGCCAATTCTCCACCTCCGGTACATTCTCGTATTCGCGGCGCAACTTCCCTTCCGTCATCACATGCCGATAAGGCATGGGACCATGACCATACAGCATCTTCACCTGCTTACGATACAGGCGCGGCAATATGCGGTTGCGCTTTATCTCCCTCGCCACGTCTTCGCACTGGGCGTTGTTACGCCCTCGGGCACACACTTGATAGCCGTTCACGCCCAGCCACACCTTATCGTTGTACGGCAACTGCTCGCTATCGGCCACGGCGAGCGATGGCTGTGAGAAAAGCTGTTCACCTTCGCCCACTTGGAAGGAAATGACGTTGCCGTCGTTGACGTAAAGGCCGGCATTGCCATAAAGTGCGATATTGTCTGTCATAACCAATTAATCTTGTGAAGTTTATATCCGTCGTTTGGAAAAGCCATGTATCGAACCAGTATGCGATAACACATCTTAGGATTGCCGTCGGCATCGTTGAACAGCAGGTAGTTCTCGGCAGAAGCCGCAAAGCATTCTTCCGGTAGCTGCGTGCGATACTTACAATGTTCCCTGACAAGCAGTTTATCTCCCGCTTCTCCACGGCTGCGACTATAAGGGAAGAAGCACAACGTGAAGTCACCTTGGGGAAGCTTGCTCAACTCCCTGGCCCACTGCAGTGCATCGATGCCGTTCATTTCGAAGCTCAGTTCCATGCTGCAAAAGTAGGCTTAATGCGCGTGCGCGCAAAGGACCGCAGCCCCCTCCCCCGTCATATTTCCAGCTTTGGGGCGCGATGCACCGAAAAGGTCAAACTCAGCGGTGCGTGGTGTTTTATCCCTTTTGACTTTCCCGTTTTTCATTCGGTCGCTCGCATTGCCGTTGAAACACAACATATTAGGTTTTGCAGCCGTGTAAAAGATGTTCGATATTGCCCCGCGCAACAAAATTATTGCTTGCTCCATGCCCACTTATTCGCCCCAAATTATCCCCTTTCCAATACAAAAAAGCGTTAAGCCGCCGTTTATACCCTTTTTCGAGAGTATAACCTTGGCTTAACGCCCATCGGTTCGCCATCAAATGGCGGTGTTATCAGGTAAATCGGTTGGGAACGTGCTTAAATCACTCTTGGCAATGTCGCCATAAAGGCCGTAGAGCAAGTATATCATGGCACTAGGTAGCTGTGTGGTCAGTCCCGCCTGCCGTTTCAACGGCTCTTTCTTTTCAGAACTCTTGTCTAGCTCTATCGAGTTACCCTTCTTAACGAGCGGGCTAATCAAGATTGCGCTGCACAGGTTCTTGCATTCGTTTTCGTCGATGCGCACGCGGGGCAAGAAATCGCGCTGTTCTCCAAACAGCATCATGCAAAGCTTGAACTGCTGCCAATGGTAGATGGTGGCTGCGCCCTCGTTATGGAGTATCACTGAAAAGCCGTAGCCCTCGAGCGCAGCTTTCAACGCACGACTGTCGGTGGTTATCTGTTCCAGTTCTTCGCGTCGCTTATTGCCCGCACGGTCGGGATAAAGATGTATCACCTTATTCACTGCATCTGCACCAAAGAACTGGTAGAACTGCTGTGCCAAACTCTCTTGCTCCTCGGGGTAGTACGCCCAAAATTCCTTGATGATGTCCAGCTGCCGGCCAAAGTCTTTCTTCTGTCCCACTATCATTGAGGAAAACGCGCCTGGGTCGTAACCTATATAGAGCGGTTCACGGCGGTCGTAGTGCCGAAGATAACGGGCTGTGAGCAAGAACTTGTCCTTGAGGTCGTGACTAAGAATGGCATCATAAACATAACTATCCTTGAACTGATGCCTTGCTTTATCGTATGCGGCAAAGAACTTGTTGGTCACTTCCTTATGGCGAACGCCGCAGATGGCGGTCAAGAACTCGTCCATGTCCAAGGTGTCGAGCTGCGTCTTGAAAAACTTCGGCCCTAAGATGTCCTTGTTGCGAAAGCTCGAAGCGCGGATATAGTATACGGCGTTGCGACGCATGTCGGCCAGTCGCGGTCTCCATCGGGCAAGGAAGGCGGCTAGCTGCTGCTGTTCCAGTCTTATCTTCTCCATCGAAACTGGATTTTTCGTTTCGCGCATTTCGCGGTTCAAGATGAACTGCCGATAGAGCGACTTGTTCACAGCCAATGAAACGGAGGCAATCTCCTCAATGAGCTCATGGTTCATGTTCTGTTCATAATCTTCGAACCAATCGTCTTCGCCCAGGTCAACGCGCGCCGTGTCACTCACCCCGGTCACACCTTCGTAATAGGCCGACTTACGTATTTCGGCCGAACCACCGCGTAACGACGGGAACAAGCGCGACTTAAGTTTCTCTCCGGAATTGTGCTTCATCTCCTCAATAAAAGCATGCACGGCATTTCGGCCGGCCACGCTCTCGGGCTGATCACTGCTCACCAACTGCAAGTGCGCCCCATTACGGAATATCACCGAGTGTTTGGCGTAAGACACCGGATAACGTGGCAATCGGAAATGTGAAGGCAATCGTGTCTCGCCGACAACATAGTCCACGCCGTATTCCAACATCGCACGCTGGCGGCCATTCACAATGACCGGGCGCGAGAAGTATGCCTGAATGTTCGGCCATACGTTGGTCATCAACGCCACGTATGTTTTATGCACGAGGAACGACAGTTCCCCAGGCATATCGTTGGCCACACGTATAAGGCGCGGCCCCATAACACCCTCGGTCTTACCCGTGGCGCGGCCCCATTCCGCATACAACATGTTGGGGTCGATGATGCTAGCCAGCATCTGCACACCATTCATATAATAGAGTTCGGACTCTGCGGTAAGTTCATCTTGTTGTTCAATCATTGTCAATGTCCTGTACTATTTCGGCTTCTTCAATATCAGCATCGCGTAAGAGACGTTTCTTCTCCGCCTTTTCCAAAGGTAAGCTCTCTATCAGATTGAGGTAGAAACCACGATTGTGTTTGGCGGCGATTTCTTTGAGGTTACGTTTGGCGAAGCCCATCTCTTCGGCCGTTATCTCAGGCGAGAGAATGAAGGTTACGCCTAAGCCTCTATCGGCTTCGGCCACCTCCGAAGCACGGCGGCGGCATTCCAAAGCTGCATCGTAGCATGCTTTTTGCGACTTATAGTCGCGCTGGACGGCGCATATCTTGGCAAGGTCCTCATATTTGTTTGCGAAATTGTTCTCCCAAACCTTAATCGGCACATTGCAGTCGACGTTGAAATAGTTTATCGCCTGGTATATCCGTGACATGCACGTGCGCTCTTCTATTCTCTCGCCCTGCTCGGCATTGATGCGCAGGCGAAGCTTCCGCGCGGCACGGGTAATGTTCCGCTCGTACTCGTATATCTCGGCGGCCCATTGCAACTGCTTCAAGAACGATTGTATGTCAACGGGAATACCTTCACCCTTCCCGCCCGTAAGGAATGCCGATATAAGGTCAGGATGTATCGCATCCAATCTGTCTATCTTGCTCTTCATATTCCAAACAATTCATTGCGCAAGTCTTTTTCAACGCGTTCATTCTTGCGAGATTCCAGCAGCTTGATGGATTCGATGTCTCCATCCTCCGCCTTCTTAGCCAACTCGGCATCGATATTATATTCGCCAAGAGCCTTACCTTGCTTGTAGGCTTCGCAATAGGTGTCACCTACTAGTCCCATCCGCAAGAGAAACTCGACCCGTTCTTTTCCCTTTAGCCCTAACAATTTACAAATGCGCTCCGGGGTGTAACCTAACGCCCCGAACGTACGCACCTGCGGTATATGCTCTTCCGACAGGGTGAAGCCTGTTTTTGAAATTTCATCCTGCATTTCCGATAATGTTGGCCGTTTCTTCTGAACTCAAAAGCACTCCATCCCGTTCCAATCGTATGGTGGCCTGGGGAAACATCGACTTGAATCTCAGAACCGACGCGGCCACATACTTGGGGTCAATCTCTATGGCGTAGCCGATTCTGTCGGTCTGTTGGCATGCCATTATCGTAGAACCCGAACCAGAGAAGAAGTCGACAACCACCTCTCCATGCCTCGTGCTGTTGCAGATGGGATAAGCCATCAACGCCACTGGCTTCATTGTCGGATGTATGCGGTTCGCGCGCGGTTTGTCAAACCTCCACACCGTCGTCTGTTTCCGGTTCGAGTTCCAATGATGTGCCGCACCGAGTTTCCAACCATACAGACATGGCTCATGCCGCCATTGGTAGTCTTGACGGCCCATCACCAGCGTATCTTTCACCCAAATGCAGCACTGGGCAATCTTGAAGTTCGCCTCACGAATGGCTCTGCGGAAATTCTCACCTTCGGAGTCGGCATGGAAAACGTAGAATGAGCCGCCCGGCTTGAGTATCGCGTACATGTTCTCGAATACCGACTTGAGGAACTGCGCGAACAAGTCGTTTTCCATCGAGTCGTTTTCAATTTTCATCTTCTCTTCCGTACCACCTTCGTAGGCCACGTTATATGGAGGGTCTGTCAGGACCATGTCCGCACAGCGGCCGTCCATCAGGGTTATCACGTCTTTCTTCGAGCGGCAATCTCCACACAGCAGCCTGTTCTCGCCAAGAAGAAAAAGGTCACCTGGTTTAGCGAAGCACTTGTCATCGGCCATGTCCGCATTGATTGGCACTTCGTCTTCCTTGATTTCTTCCGCTTCCTTATCCGTGCCGAACATCTTTTCGGTGTCCATCTTGAAGTCGTGCTTTTTCACTTCGTAGCCAAGATTAAACAGTTCTAGCTTATCGCCGTCAATCTTGTATTTCTCGAACAAAATCGTGTCGGGATTTTTTTGCGCGAACTCGGAGTTATAGGCGGCTATCTCTTCCACCGCCTCACGCCTGTCGGCGGCTTGAATCTCCTCATAGGGAATTTCGGGTATTTCAAATCCCGACTTACGAAGGGCGGCCAAGGCCTTTTTTCGCTGGTGCGCGTCGATAATCCACAGTTTCCCATTTTCGTCTTTCCATACTTTGAACGAATACTTGAAACCGCGCGTTATTATCAGCATCTGTAACTTTGAGAGTTTGTCGGAATCCGACTTCTTAAAGTCTTCTTGAAGTTCGTTAAACGCATCCAACGGTGCAGTTGGAAGGCCGCCGAGGTTAAATACTTCTATTGTTTTCATTCCATTATTTACTGTTATGTTCCATAATCATTTCGAACAGGCGTTCACGGTCTTTATGCCGCTCCAAGTTCGCCTTGTCAGTCGTTCGGCGATCCTTACGGTCCGTCCGTTTAAGGTAAGACTTATAACGCTTGATATTGTCGAGCGTATTCTTGTGCAGCCGCAGGAACTCGGCAGGGTCGTGCCTGAATAGTTTCAACAGGCGGGCCGCTTCGGAGCGTTCGGCCAAAAGCGGATGCTTGTTAAGGAAGCGGCCCGTGTTATTGAATGATTGCAGCTCGGCAAAAGCCTGGTTGTTACGTATGCGCATCTCGGCCATGTCGGCCACAGCCTGCGGTGTCGGTTCAGTATCCAACACTTTATCTAGCCGCTTCATCTCACGCCAGGTGTTGATACGATCATTGTAAAGTATGGTAGCCGTCTGCACGTCAGGGTCGGCGAGGTTCTGCCAATCAATGCGCGGATATTCCTGCTCCTTTTGCAGGGTTACTTTTTTTTTGCGTCTTTTGCCTTGGGAACTTTATCCTGCGGTACGGCCTGGTGTTCGTCCGTTTGCTCGCTCCCATATTCTACACATGTGGCGGTAGCGGGTTGTTCGCCATCCGTTTCCGTGGGCATGTCTTCTTCGTCACCTTCTCCCTCAGTTTCATTTTCAAATTCCGAAGATTGTCCCTCACTGGTTTCATCATTGTTCCCATCGGCGGTTTGCTCGTCTTCGCCTTCGGTTTGAATGTGACCATCGTCACCATTGGCTGGTGTGCCGCCTTCACCTTCAGTTTGAGTGTGGTCATCGTCACCATTGAGTGGTGTGCCGCCTTCACCTTCGGTTTGAGTGTGGCCATCGCCACCATTCTCATCTATTTTCCCTTGCTCGTTTTCCGTTCGATTTTCAAGTATCTCATCTTCGGTGGCATGATCGAGTAGGGAAAAGAGAATGTCATCAGCATTACGTTCTGGGCTGAACATGAATCGCGCCATGTCAGGATGCTGGGGACATCGTTTCGCGAGCAATTTCAAATCGGTAGCCGCAAGGTTCGCACAACGCAGCGCATTAAACATGGCCAACTTGTTTTTTACTTCTTGCATGTTTCGTCAATTTTAAATGTTTGAAAAATAAAGGGCGAACGGCCATAGTAACCGCTCGCCCTCATTTCTAATTTAAGCGGTACGCGACACTTCTACGAGTGTGTTCGCGTCAAGAACGCGGAATGTGATAGCCGCACCTTCCTTGGCCGTCCACGTGGCTGAATCTTCAAGCACGAACACCAAGCTGTCGGCGATGGTGGCTGGTTTGTCAGTGCCTGCCCCCAACAGGGTGATGTACCGTCCTTTATCTGCGGTGGCAAGCCCCGAAACCTTGTCTATGGCCGCAGCCGCCGTGGTGCCATTGGCAATGGTGTAGCTGTTGGCCGTAGGCTTGATAGCTATCGTCTTGGAATCAGGGGCGATAGGTTGCGCTGCCGCCATAGCCGGATTGCCGGCATACTTCAACGGCAAGTCTACCGATGGCCTCTTGAAGGTGAAAGTGGTGTATCGGCCGTCCTTATCGTCCTTTGTCTCAGTGGAATTGAGGATAAGGGGACGCTCAAGCTCACCCACGATGTACCACTGCGGATTCTTGACATGTTTGAACAGCAGTACGAACTTACCGCCTGAGTATTGCTCAATAAAGTTATATAGTACGTCGCGTGCACCACCCATTATCATGGTGAACACATTCTCACCAGTCGTGGTTATGTCGCCTTTTTCCGTCGTAGCCGTGAATGTTGGAATGTCGTGCGCTTCAAAGTAGTGTGGAGATTGCCCAGCCAGGAGCGGCAATGGCGACACTTCACGCTGGCCGTTAGGCTGCGGAAAAGGTTTAGTGCGGTCTATCTGCTCCACCGATATGAGATATACGATGTAAGAGATGTCAGAGCCGTGAGTGTCCTTATCGCTCACGTCATCGATATTGCCGATGGCCAGCATCGATGCCAGTGACATAGTTGTGCCTCCGACACATGCCAGAGAATGGTCAAAGAGTGCGCCCAGCAGGAGGATGAGCCCGAATGTGGCCAACACGATGGTGAAAAGGCGACGCATTTGGCGATTGACATATTGATTGCCCTTGCCTGTTGCACGACGCCGAACTTGCATGTTATTTCGTTTCATTTGTTTTTGGCTTGGTTTT